CTCCAACAAGTCAGCGCTTTGCAGCATCTGTGACATTGTTACAACATCAATCGAATCTAACGTAGTTTTCAACGCACGGTCAACAGCGCCGTTCATCACGGGGCAGATCGACTTGGCGTTGCACCAACGGCAGTGGTCACCACTCATGAGCTTGGCGTTTGGCATCTGTGCTGCTTTGACTGCTGACACCAACTCGAGCTCAAACGCAGCGATGCGCTCCTTGGTCGTCACCCAACGTTTGATCATGGGTGGCTGCACGATGATCAGCTCAATCTCTTCAGCGCCGTCAAACGCCCATTTGGCTTCGTCGGTGCGCATGGCGGCAGCTGCGTAGAACATCAGCTGTGGGTTTTCCACCGCATCAACAACAACGCCATCGCCAAACTTCCAATCAAGTACCACAGCGCGATTTCCCACACGCCCGATAAGATCCGTGCTACCAAAGACACCAGGTAACAAGTCACCAAAGCCAACACGTGTTTCCACCTCGTACACCATATTTTGAGTCGGGTCCACCTCATCCAAAGCGCGAAGTGCTGGCGTGAGTTTTTCATCTACTAACTCCTGAGTAAGTGTTTGATCGTTGTATTTGACGCCGAGTGTGATCGGCTTGCCCTCGAGGTGCTCAGCGATGACGTTGTGCAGCAGTGTGCCGCGGTCTGCGTGTTCGCTCGATGGCTTGGGTGGCATCTTCTGCACAAGCGCCACAGAGCCTGGGCAGTTGATGACGCGCTTAGCGGTTGAACCGCCGACGATGTTTGAGTGAAGCATATTGTCCTTTCGTGTTTAGAAATTGCATCATAGCACAAAATAAATGTTGTCAAGAACTTTTTTCATGATATTATTCAGTCCTGAACAAATTGGAGTACACGACATGAGTAATTTATTTAAGCAGGTGCGGATCGTTCATTCACCCGAAGAGAAGCGTTACTACGTTGAGCAACGACGTGTGTGGCGGCTTTGGTGGGAAAAGATTGATGCGTTTGATTATTGCGAGGTCAAAAGCACAACCCCGTTTGGTTGCCATGACTTTGCAGATGAAGCGTTTGCAAAAGCAAAGAAAAAAGCCGAAATGCTTTTGGCCCGCACAGTAGTGTGGGAGCAGACAAATTATTTCTGGGGCGCGTAAGAATGCGCGAATCTGAAGTAGAGCGCCACTTTAAGTGGGCAGTCGCAAGGCTTGGCGGTAAGACCTACAAGTTCACCAGCCCAGGCCGCAAGGGCGTCGCTGACCAGATCGCGTGTTTGCCTGACGGCTCGACGTGGTTCGTGGAGCTCAAGACAATAGGTGGCCGAAAAAGCGAGCTGCAGAAGTTGTTTACAACTGAAGTGCAAGAGCTCAATCAGAAATACGCATGTCTGTGGACAAAGGAGCAAGTAGATGAATGGTCAAAAGAACGAAATTATGGACTTAGCTAGTCAGTGTGGCCTGATTGTGACTCCGCACATTGAAGCCTTTGCCAAACTGGTAGCAGCTAAAGAACGTGAGGCGTGTGCAAAGTTGGTTGAAGATTCTTGGATGGCTTTTTCCAGAGCGCCAAATGTTCGTTTAGAGATAACGCCATTTCCTGAATTGTCATATGTGGCAAAAGTAATCCGAGCTCGAACATGAAACTCCGACCCTATCAAGAGACAGCCGCTGACTTCTTGTATGAGCACGACCGCGCCATGATCTTGGCGCCAGTCGGTGCCGGCAAGACGTGCATCACGTTGACCGCCATGCGCGACATGGTCAAGGACGGCATCGTGGCGCGCTGGTTGGTCATTGCACCTAAGCGCGTGTGCACCGACGTGTGGCCAGTCGAGGCACCTAAGTGGGCGCCCGAGCTCAAGGTCGCAGTGGCCGTGGGTACACCGAAGCAACGCCAAACGGCGCTGGAGAGCAACGCCAACGTGGTCGTCACCAACTACGACAATCTGCAGTGGCTTGCGCAACAGAACCTTGGCACCTTTGCAGGCATCGTGTTCGACGAGCTCACCAAGCTGAAGAACCCATCAGGCACGCGCTTCAAAGCGTTGGCTAAGGTCATCAACCTGCCAGTGCGTTGGGGTCTGACTGGTTCGTTCACATCAAACGGCCTCGAGGACGTCTTCGGCCAATGCAAGATCGTTGACGAGTCGCTGCTGGGCCGCAGCAAAGGCGCGTTCATGCAGCAGTACTTTGTGCTGGTCAACAAAGATTTCGGCGAGTGGGCCTCGCGTGCCTCGTCTCTGCCGCTGATCATGGACCGCCTGAAGCCTGCGACGTTCGTGTTGGACGCTGGCGAATACGCCGACAAGCTGCCGTTCTGCCACCACGTCGAGATGCGCTGCAAGTTCAGCGACCGCGAGCCCTACGAGAAGATGAAATCCGACTTTGTAGCGTTGGGCGTTACAGCCTTGAACGCTGCTGTCGTGACGGGCAAGCTGCAACAGATGGCCAGCGGCTTTCTGTACGACACGCAGACGACGGCCAGCGAGACGTACGGCAAGTTCGACACCGTGCAGACGCCGATCTGGTTTAGCGACCACAAATTTGATTTACTGAACGACCTACTGGAGGAAAACCAACATGCCAACACGATCATCGCGTACAACTACAAAGAGGAACTGGCGGAGCTTAAGCGTCGATACAAGCACGCGGTCACCCTCGATGACGACAACGCTATCGAGCGATGGAACGCGGGCAAAGTCGAGCTTCTCTTGGTCCATCCCAAGTCAGCCGGCCACGGGCTCAACCTCCAACATGGTGGATGCCGCATGGTCTTCGTGTCCCTGCCCTGGTCGCTCGAATTGTTTGAACAGACAGTCGGGCGCTTGCACCGTAGCGGCCAGCGGCATGACGTGTGGGTCTACGTACTGATGACTGAAAAGTCGGTTGACGAGAAAATCTGGGCGGCGTTGCACGACAAGCGCGCCATATCTGAAATTGCAATGGAGGAGTTGAAATGAAGACAGTATGGGCGACAGTACAGAGCTGGATGGCGCCAGCACCCAAGAAGGTACGCAAGCAGCACATGCGGGGGCCAAGAGGCCCGATGAAGTCCCACGCAGAGTACACGATGGAACAGGCCATGCGTGACATCGACACAGGCAAAGCAAGGAAGAAAAAACGTGAAACGAATTGATCTATACAAACAGAAGCTGAAGGTCGCGAAAGCTGAGCTACCGATGCGCAAGCGCCAGTACAACTCAGCAGCGCGTCACTTTCGTAACGTAGTTAAAACCATTTTTGATCTGGAGAAGAAAATTGAGCACTTGGCGAAGCATTAACCACACCCTCAGCAGCAAGACCGAAGCCGAAGTGCTTGAGATGCTGAATGAGGAAAAGAACGGCGCAAAGCGCATCACTATCCTCGAGCGCCTACACCAACGCTACAACACTCTGCGCGTCGCGCGCGAACGAATTGAACTGATGAAAGAAGCTACGAAATGAAAGACTACTTCAAGACCCCATCGCCAGAAGAGCTGGCGGCCAAAGAGCTGGACGAAGCCAAGCGCGAGCTGTTGCGCGCGCTGTCTGGCCAAGACTACGCCAACCGCATCGTGCAGTATCACGAAGACCGCATCAAGCGCCTGACGGAGTACCTCAATGGATGACGCCATCAACATCGGTTTGATCTGCCTCCTGATGGGTGCAGGCGTCGCCGCTACTATTGTTGTCATCACTATCTACGTGGAGTTCTTCCTTGATTAACGCCTTTCACCCCGATTACATGAAGACGCATGAACCCACATTCATGCAGTCATTCCGCACACACGAAGCCAACCGCCAAGCGGCCGCGACGCTGGCCAAGCACGTGTCTAAGAAGCGCAAAGAAAACCCAGCGTACGGCTACGTCCACGGCGTGTCGAAGATACCGCTGGAGATGCGTGAGTTCCATGTTTATAGCCGAGCAGGTGCCAAATGATTGATTGCCAAACTGTTGAAAAGACACTTGAAGAACGTGGCACACGCTACGGAGAATTTAAAGACCACGCCGCGCTGTCGCAAGCGTTGAAAGCGACGATGTACGCGCATGCTGGCTGGTACAGACTTGCGCCAGATCAAAAGGAAGCGCTTGAGATGGTGTGCCACAAAATGGCGCGCATCATCAACGGCGATCCAAACTACGCTGATAGTTGGCATGACATTGCTGGCTACGCTTCACTTATCAATGAAAGGTTAACCAAATGATGCCATCATTCGAGACATGGGAGCGCGCGACGCTC